GCAAGAGATTATGGCAGAGGATGTTGACGAAATCCCTGGAGCATTGTGGACACGAGAGAACCTTGACACCTACCGAGTGAATCGACTGCCAGACGATCTTGCCCGAGTGGTTATCGGAGTTGATCCACCAGGTGGAGCCACTGAGTGTGGTATTGTAGTTGCGGCCAAGGCCAAGAACGGTGAATACTATGTGTTGGCCGATCATTCAATTCAAGCATCACCTGAGCGATGGGCGACAATGGTAATAGAATGCTATACAGAGTACGATGCCGACGCTATTGTGAGCGAAACAAACTTTGGCGGGGATATGGTACAGCACACACTCCAGGTCGTAGGGAAGCAGATGAATGTTCTTCCGAATATCAGACCAGTCCGAGCCAGTCGAGGGAAGGCGGTACGTGCTGAACCGATTGCCGCATTGTATGAGCGTGGACTTGTCCATCACTACAATCCGTTTCCATTGCTGGAAGACGAGTTGTGCAGTTGGACATCAGGTGACCCGAAAAGCCCGAACCGATTGGATGCGTTAGTGTGGGCGTTAACCGACCTGTCTACGGTAGGAAGACCGAACGTGCGGTTCATTTAGGAAAAAGACTGGCTAGGCACAAAACCTAATGACGCTAATGACGCTAATGACGCTAAAATACCCGTCCTTGCACATGACACACATAAGGAAGAGATGATTAAAGCGAAAATCGCATTAACGACGATTGTGGAGGCTGGTGGTATTGGGATGCTTGGCTGGGGTTTATGGCAGGTGTACGCGCCTGTTGCGTGGATTGGTGGAGGGGTATTGCTGATCTTGGTTGCCCAGGGGATTATCAAACCAAAAGGAAGTGACGAATGACGATCTTGCAGAACGCACTGAACGGATTGACTGGGCTGACCAAAGCACCAAACCAAGAACGAATGCCAGTAATGCCCGCTGGAGCAATGCAGTCGTTTGGTTATGCGGGTGCTGGTGGCGGGATGAACAAGACACAGAACCTTGCCGCTATGGGAGGAACGGCGTGGCTGTTTTCAGTGATCGACCGAATCGCAACATCAACGGCAAGCATCGACTGGCACTTGTACCAGGTCGCACCAGACGGCAACCGCACAGAACTCTTCAATCATCCAGCGAAAGACTTGTGGAACAGCGTCAATCCGTACTATACCAATGACGATTTCATCGAAACGTTTATGCAACACTTTGAACTCTGCGGCGAAGCGTGGTGGGTGTTACTGCGGAATAGTTTTGGAGTCCCTGTGGAAATCTGGCCAGTACGTCCAGACAGGATGCGCCCGATCCCTTCCAGGGACGAATACATTGCTGGTTATATATATCAGATCGGGAGCGAACGAATACCACTGGAGCGGGACGATGTTATCTTTATCAGGCGGCCAAGCCCGACCGACCCATATCGTGGAATGGGCGTGGTGCAGTCAATCCTTATAGACATCGAAAGCGAGCGAATGGCGACCCAGTGGAACCGCAACTTCTTTGCTAACTCAGCGGAGCCTGGTGGGATCATTGAACTGGACGAGGAACTTGACGACGAATCCTTTGAGCGGTTCGCTAGCCGATGGAAGCAACAACATACGGGAGTAGCTAATGCCCACCGAGTAGCCATCATTGAGCGGGGTAAATGGGTTGATAGAAAATTCACTCAGCGGGATATGCAATTTGAGCAATTACGTCGACTGAATCGAGATACGATCCTTGGAGCGTTTGGGCTACACAAGCACATTCTCGGAGCGTCTGACGACGTGAACAGGGCCAACGCTGAAGCCGCTCACTTACAGTTCGCACAGTGGATTCTCGTCCCACGATTACGCCGCATACGGGCGGCACTAAACGAACGGTTGTTGCCGATCTTTGGGAATTTGGGAATGAACCTTGCATTCGACTTTGACGACCCAGTCCCATCGAACAGGGAACTCCATCTGGAGGAAGCGATCAGGGGATACGAAGGCGGTATCCTGACACGCAATGAAGCAAGGCATCGACTAGGTGAAAGCGAAACCCCAGACGGTGACGAGTTTGTACAGCCTCAGACCGCGCCGCCGTTCGCACTTTCAGTCAGCCCGACCGCGCGAAATAATGCACTCTCTCCTAGCCAAAACCAATCTGGCTCAACGTACATCAATGATGCCTATATACACACAGACAAAGAAACCGACCCAACCGAACTGTTACCCGATCCTGTTAGCAAAGAAGAACGGTCAATGGAGCGGGCGTGGACTCGGCGATTGAGGGCTGAAGCCATTTTAATCGGGGAATACTTTGAGCAGTTCTTTAAGTCTTACTACGGTGTAGCAATTACAAAGTTGGAACCAAGTGATGCGGGCGGTCTGCCTTTGAATTGGCCAGAAAAGTACGGCGCAGATGTAGCCACTGAGATCGAACACGCATGGTTAGCATCAGCATATAACGAGTTCCCAGGGTTTGATCCAAGTGGGGCGGTTGATCGGGCAAGAACATGGGCAAGGGAACACTCTGGTGAACTATTAAAGAACGCTGAACTGGCCACCAGAAAGCGAGTTGGGGAACTGGTAGCTACAACCATTGAAGAGGGGCAAAGTCTTACACAATTACAGAAAACGTTACGAGAAGATCATATGTTCAGCCGAGTACGGGCAGAAACTATTGCCAGAACCGAAACTGCTACCGCTCATGGTTTTGGAGCCAGAGATGCCGCTGGTGTACAGGGCAAGAATCAGAAACATTGGTTCAGCCAAGGCGCAAGTGAAGTGGCAGGGAATTGTATACTAGGCGACGAGGGGTATGTTTGCTTAGTAAACGAAAGCCGCAAGTGGATTGGAATTAATGAGGACTTCCAAAACGACTCGAAATACAATAGCGTCCCAGCCCATATCAATTGCCGATGCACGATCCGTTACCGCACCAAGGAATTACACGAAACAACAATTGAAACACCAGTCGAAACCAAGTGTCCCAAGTGTAACCGAATGCTCGGCAAGTATCTGAACGAGGGCGCAGAGATTAAGTGCGCCCGATGCAGTGAACTTGTGACAGTGACATCGCAGAATGTGACAAAGAATACTGTCACACAGGAGGCGTAAATAATGATTGGGAAAATTCGACCTCAAATCCTTGCGTCGATTCTCTGTGGAACGCTTTTCGGATTATTTGGTATTTTCGTAGGGATGCGAATGGAGGCCGTGGAGATCGTTACCGCAGTTATTGGATCGGTATTCGGATTCCTCGCTGGGGTAGCGTATAAGATTCTGGAGAATGAATAGGAGGCGTGATGAAGCGGGTGCGGAGAATCTTCAATCGGCATAATGCTTGGACTGGTATCAAAGTATTGAGCCTATTCATTGGTGTCATTGCAGTCATCGGTGGGTTGCTCGGCATGGCGGCAACATTGTGGGGGATGTGGGTCTTTCAGATGGTTAATCTGGGAGGAACCGCTATCAAGGCAATTGTCACACCGATAGCTGATACAGGGCAGATCGGGTTGGGGGTTTCCATTGGATCAATTGTTGTCGGTGTGGTGTTGCTCCGCAAACCGTTTCTATGGGGCTTAAAACAGCCATTGCACGGTCTTTCTTGGCTTGGCAGTAGATTACCCTCCGCAGGGATGTTTGGCTCCCCTGTTACGTTCTACCGTGGCATCGTGCGATTTCGTAATGCCTTTCTCGCCAAGGTTGAATATCTCCAAGGCGAGTCTGCGAAATGGAAGGCACTATTTACAACATTGAAGCTACCGTACTCAGCCCTAAGAATGGCAGGATTTAGTCCACAAATGGCCATAACTTTGCTCTTTGCTGGATCAGCCGTGGGTACAGGAGTCGTAGCCAATGAGGTCTTGGCGGCTAAGTCCTTCAATAACGGCGATAGCGGCGTTTATGCGGCTCCGAGCGTCGAACCCGTCATGTGGGATGAAGAATTTAATACCTTACGTGTGGATTTGGCGGGAATAGCCGTGGGTTCTATAACGGTGGAAGATACGACTCTAGGTACTGCATACGCCAACAGTACGTTGCCCAGTGGAGAAACTTCTCCAATTATTATTGGTGGCAAGCCAGCCGTTACAAACCCAGCATTCACAGAAACGTTTTTGGAAACATCGTATATGCTCGTAGATCGTTGGCGTTGTGAGTCATTGCTAATAACGAATACAGAGG